CCACGAAACAGGATGAGCTTCTCCATCGCCTGCACGAAGCTCGCATTATCCCCGCTTGCTACCGTTTGACCGCCAGGATATGCGATATCGATACCGCTATTATTCTGATCATTCCATAGGATTACCTTATCCTTTGTGGCACAGGCGATAAATTCTGTTCCTGTTACCGGGTCGGAAAATAAGGTGGATGCGAATACTTCCTCTGTGCCTGCGGAATAAGTAAGGGATACCCCGCCTGCTTTAAATTCTATGCCTTTGCGTACAGATGCAATATCTCCGTCTAGTCGCATATTCTGCGATGTTTCAACAGTACCGCCCTGTAGAGTAGTAGGCTCCAGGTAACTATCAATACCACGGAATCCGCGATCTCCATCCGTGAGAATAGGATCATCCATTCTGCCTATTGGTTCGTACCTAGCCATTACTTCTTTAACTCCTGATAGAGTTTTATGCTCATGTAAACGAGTGTGACTGCCCCTACTGCAATTCCTAAGAATGTATCTATCGTGGATAATCCAAAGGTTGCGGCAGTTCCGCTCATGCCTGCTACTGAGACGCGATCAAGCATTATCTACGCCCTCCCGGTGTGAAGTAAAACCCCACAATCATCGGCAACACGACTGATGTTTGGAAGAGGCAGAGGTGTCCTGTAGTGACGACCAAATTGGCTTGCTCTGCCGGAAAACTGAGGAGTCCGAAAAGTATCTCTGTTTTTCCTTCCCCTGTAATATTTGTTGTACTGAGGAGTGGGACTGATGGGAAAATAGCTGTGATGCATGTGACGAATGAGATTGTACCCATCCCAATGAGCGCGAGCATCCTACGAGTTGCACGAGTAAAAGCACCCCCATCACCGCTGTTGAGACTTTCCTGGAACTTAATTGCAAACTCGTTATTCCGAGCCTCTCTTGCCATTTCAATCTCATACTTCTGTTGCCTCGAATCTGTGAGCATTCCAAACACGCCCTTGAGGATACTGCCCATTGCGGCTGATCCTCCACCCGTCAAAAATAGTGTAAGTAGCTCGAACATTATTTAGCATCTAGTTTCTCAAATAGTTTCTGTACATCCCGCCTGCGGTCTTCGGAGAGTTTGGTCAGATGCTCGACATCCTTGGATTGCCCGGCATCGCTAATCTCGATTTGTCGGAGACGCTCCTTCATGTCATCGATCTCCCACTTGTTACGCTTGATGAAGAATGCAAGGATTGATATGGCAACGCCAACTCCTGCAAACATGTAGTGTGAAATCTCCATCTCACTCCTCCACCCTGTCGCGAAGCCTGTCCAACTCCTTTTCTATATACTTTAAGCGCTCAAACTGCTGATAGTCGGAGGTGATCGGAGCGTCCTGCATCTCCACCAAATGATCGAGATCCGCTTTTGCCTGCTCGGCGAACTTCTCCAGGTGCATCATGCGAGCAGATAAATCGCCAAGCAGAGTGCCTTCGTGTTGCACTCGCCCCAGGCTATTGTCGAGTTCGTTAATTTTATTCCAAATGACGGAGTAGCCCCAAACACAGGTGCCAACGATGGCGATAACTTTCGCCATGAATGCCAAGTTTGCTTTAACCTGAACATTCTCTCCGACCTCAGTTGCCATTAAGGATTCGCGTCAGGGTCAAACTTAGCTAAGAGTGACGCTCACAACAGTAGCATCAGAAGCACCCGCATCGGTAAGTGCGATGTACAGCTTGCTGTCTGCGGTGTCAAAGAATAGTTCTCCCTTTGTCGCTTCCTTCTTAAACTTTACCGCGCCCGAATCTGATCCATGTTTGACCGCAATCGTGAAGTCCTTCTTGTGCAATTTATTGAGTGCCATGACTACTTAGCTTGCGGTTCCTGCGTTTATGCAAGGTGAGGATGGGCGAAGTCGATAATCGCCGTTTGCGGAGTCTACGAATTGCGGGTCTACAAATATGTTATCTGTCCCTCCACTACTTATTCCTGTATTACTGAAGCAATTATTAGAATTAGTTGCGGGTGTGTGATATAAAACTTCAGTCCCGCTAGTACCTACAAAAATATTGTTTTTAAAGATTGAAGGCGAAAGAGAGGTGTAAGTGTGGCTGTAAAGACGAGTTCCGGCTGAACCTACCTTAACTATTGTATTTCCTGTGATAGTAGCGGCATCCCAATACTGAAAATGACCACCAACTAACATACCGTAAGTCCCGCTTGAGCCAACTTGAATCACTGAATTTGTAACAGTTAAAATATTATCTAGTCCTGATGCGGAATTTACTCCTTCAGCGGCAAACATTCCACGAAATGTACTACTTCCGTAAGTGTTTGCTGATATCTCTATTACACATTTATCAACGGTTATTGCTTGTGATCCCATAATGAGACCCATGTGTCCCGAAGATGTCGCTTTATTATGGGTAATTTTAAGAGTCTCTATAATTAAGTCATAACTAGCACCCTGAAGGTTAATTATTCCACCCATGTATTCTCCTGTGGTATTCAGGATTGCCTCAGTAGATTCTCCAACTAGGTGCAAGGTATCAGCAGTCCCACCTAGTGAAATAGTAGAACTTGTAGTGCTTCCACCTAAGTCGCTTTGTGGAACATTGTGACTACCATTAAGAACTGCGATGACATTGGCATTACTTGTAATTGCCCCAATTGCAGTCGCCATAGATGTGTAGGGGTTAGTAAGCGTACCTGCGTTAGTCCCACCGTGATTAGAGTCGAACCAAATGGCATTAGGATATTGTGATTGTATGGATTCTATAGACATGATGAATAATTGGTTAAGCGATTGAACCGCCTGAGATTAAAAGTGGTGATGGATTTGCCCCGATGTCGGGAAAGTTAAAGCCTTGTCTAATTGGAAGCCCGTTGGCTCCTTTGGTGTCGGTATCTCCGCTGATTACTGAGTAAGTAGTTCCATCTGAATCGACTGCTTCTATATCAGGCTCAGTTCCGTCAGATTGAATACTAAACCCTTTTGCCAATGCGAGGCGGGCTGAGGGTGTATTGATAAAAACATTTGCTCCGTCTTTAGTAACAAAGTCCAAGTCACCATCCGCATTTGCGATGACCATGACGGACTTACTCGGATTATCTGTTACCAAAAATGACTGATTGGGAAACGCTCCGATATGTGGGTTGTCTGTGCCTCGTAAATTTTCGTCTGTAATTGGAACTGTCTGAAACGAGCAGGTTCCATCTCCATCTTCTCGCAAGAATTTAGTAGCACCTGTTTCGCCTGTGGAGGTAACCTGTGTACCATCGACTGATCCGCTAGGTAAATTCGTTAATTGCGATCCGTCTACCGCAGGTAGCTTGGCAGTTCCGTCTAATTGAACCACATTGCTTGCCGAAGTGCCTACATCTTGCGATGCCGCTGTTCCAAGATCACCAGGCTGAGTAGCACTATCTGCTAAGGCTCCCTGGGCCGCAGTTGCGTAGTCGGAACTTGCTGTGGTAGCCGCTGTGCCGAGTCCTAGGTTTGTCCTAGCAGTTCCTGCACTCGCCACATCGCTAAGATTATTACTTGCGACTAGATCGCCTTGGGGAGCGGCGGCTACCAGGTTGGCTACCGTTACTTTTTTCGTAGTACCATTTACCGATCCCGTGGTGTCCGAGACATCGGTGATCGGAATGATGTCCGCCACATCGGGTGTTCCGCCCAATGAACCGAGTGATGATATCTTCTTATTTGCCATTTTGTTTTATCTCCTAGTCGAATGCTAAAAATTGCCCGGCCTCTACCTGTAAGAAATCTTGCGCCTCTGTCTGAATAACGCCATCGGGGCCGCCGAAAGAGGGAGGCACTCCGCTTGCAGTAGAGGGTCTCCCTGCGCTTAATGATAGATCAATCGCAAACATTATACATTATAGGCGATTACCGCACCGCTACTCAGAGTGATTCCGGTTATGCCTCCGTAGATCGCGGTGTTTGCGGATAGTGTGGTATTGTCCTGGGACGCGGTAATATCACTTAGGTTCTCCACATTGCTCGTAATGCTGTCGATAACTGTATCCTCAGTCGCCACAATGCAAAAAAAGTTTCCTGTATGCGCGGAAGTGTCTGAGATATACTTTCCTCCGTTTAGTCCTAATCCTCTGTATTCGTTAGCCATGATTAAATATTGGTTTGGTATGTTGTTCCGTAAGTTACGAATTGTATAAAGTTCTGCTGACCCTGTTGGCGCTCCAACTTGTCATGCTCCATAGAAAGAAGTGATTCGGCCTGCTGAAAAGCGACCTGGGCTTTGTCTGTTTGCCCGTCTGAATTTAAGAAGTCTCCGTATGCTCCGTATGTGGCATACTCGGAAAACACATAAGGGAAGTCCGTACTGCTAGATGTGTAGTCAATATAGGGAGCGCGGAATAGTAAGAAGATGGGCTTCGTGCTACTGCGATTTGTAAGTACAACCTTACCATAGCCACTATTCGCATACTCCACGCGAAATGCTACCTCATCCGTAAATCCTGTATCGTATGGATCATTGTTTGAGATGCGGAGGACTTCGCCAATATCCGTATTAAAATCAATCACATTCATGATTGTGGATACTGCTTCTGCTCCGCTCCCGCCTCCTCCTAAAAAGGATACCGTGGGGGCAGATGTGTAACCTGTTCCTCCTGCGGTGACTGCCACTCCGTTTACTGATCCATTGGAGTCTATTGTCGCTGTGGCGGTGGCTCCGCTTCCCCCTCCCCCGCTAAAGCTAACGGTTGGGGCGGATGTATATCCTGTGCCTCCTGTGCCTACCGATACATTGCGTACCTGATTATCAGGTGTCTTCTGTTCCAGGCGTACAGTATCGGGCCATTTTGTGCGCTCCCATGCCAACCGTCCAAAGCGGTTGAAGCTACGGATTGCCGCATTCTGTTCTGTCGTAAGTAACGAGTCCACGCCCACCAGGTGCTTCAGGTTGGTGAGCATTGTACTGACCGCTACTTCTCTCATGCCGCTTTAAAACTTGGTCCGCTAAAGGATTTCTTGGTTAAGGACTCAGCCTTGAAGGATGGGTTGTCGCGAAGGTACTCTTTGATAAAGCTCTTATCGCCCCAACATCCTGGCTTAAATTGATGCCAACGAAAATAATCGCGGGCAGGGATGGATGCTTTTAATTGTCCAAGCCCTTCCATCTTGGCGGAACCCATCTCGCGGTTCTCTTTGCGACATTGTGCTTCACGCATAGCTAACTGTGATTTTTCCATGTCTACCTCGTAACGCAAATAACGGTCGAGGTTCTTCATAAACTGCGATCCGTTTCCGCTTTTCCAACTTGGTAAGAATATTTCCGCCATTTTTAGTAAAGGTTAGAGGGAGGTCCGCATCGCGAACCCCCCTCCGTTAAAAACCCGATTAGTTGAAGTAACCGTGTGCTTTTGGGCTATAGCAAGCAAGGCCTGCTACGAGATCTGCGAAACCTCTGCGACCTCCGCCACGATTCTCAAGCTCAGATGTAGACTCAGCTTTAAGCATGTGGATACCTACATACTCAGGATCGATAAGAAGTCCTGCGTCTGCATCAACAGTTGCTGAACCACTCGTCCTATTAATAAAGGTAGATGGAACTATTGCCACATTTCCGAAGTCTCCTTCGTAAAAGTTTACTGACAAGGTTATCTTTTTACTCTCAGCAGGCTGAGTGATTTGATAATTTAATGCAGTTGTGGAACCTTCCTGACGAGCGAAGTTTGAGATTTCGCGTTTCAGTCCAGGACCCGCAATCAAGGTGAGTTGTCCACCAGGCATTCCGTTGGCTTCGTAAAGCTCTTGGAGTACGCTATTGAAAGTAGACTCGGTCTGAGTTCCGGTTGTGTCGTTAGCGACATTTTGGAAGGCACTTGGTACATCAGCAGGCTGACCACCAACTCCTAACCATTTGAGCATACCGCGAGTTTTGTATGGATTGGTTCCATCGTCAGCATCACGATCTTGTGCGGAACAAACAGCAGATTCAAGATCCCTTTTTAATTCCCGTACCGCATGACTTTCGGCGTTCGCGTACTCAGATGCGACACCCGCTGTATCAACGATTTCCTGAAGGTCGGAAACTGCGTAAGTTCTACGAAGCTTTTGTACATAGTTACCAAGCTTTGCACGGTTAGCGGCTTTGTCATCAAAAGATGATGCGTCCTCGCCCTCAAGTACTCCGGCAAATGAAGGAGTGCTAAGGTCGTCTGCCTGCCATTCAAAGAATGTTCCTGTTGCGTTTGCTTTCTTAGCCATTGATACCAACGGTGTAGACTCGGGGGTCAGCAATGTGATAATATCAGAGAGGTCTTCCCTGTTTCCGGCTACTGAATATGTTTTTGTAGATGCCATTTTTTATTAATTCCTTTTAAGTTGTAGATAAGATTGATAGTCCGCCATAGATCCGGATTCTTCGTACTTTTTGTATGCCGCCTCCACAGCCTTCTGCTTCTGTGCTTGTGGAGTCTTTGCCCTTGCCGCTCCTGCCTCCGTGGATGCCACGGGTGCTTTTGGCTTGGGGGCGGGTTTCGCCTGTTCACCTTGGCGTGCCTTTACCGCATTCAATCCTTCCACCATGAGTGCCAGGGCAAAGTTTGAATTTGGTAAATGATCCACCAATGGCTTGTACAACTTGTTGTTCTTCACTTGCATGAAGAGCTTGTAGTCATCACTCTCCGCGTCTCCTAAAAACTCGAAGGTTTGTAGGGCTTGCTGATCAGATGCTTGACGCTCCTTAATCCATGCCTGTCTTGCGGGGGCATCCTTGCGAATTATCTTCTTCGCATTGGATCGTATTCTCCGCAGTTCGGCCTTGGTGTAAGTTTTGTCACCATCCTTGAGGACATACTCATTTCCGTCATCGTCATATTGGGTTTCGTTTTCCATCCCATCCTCTGCCCACTCGATTAGAGTGTTTAGATTCTCGACTTCTTTCATGAGTGCCTGCTCATTAGCCACATTGTGAAGAGCGTTATCCTTGAGGAACCCAGGAGTGTCAGTCTCTTGCGTTTGCTGTGCCTGCTCGGCTTGCGCTTGCAGTTCAGCGTTTTCAGCAAGGAGTGCTTTTTTCTGAGCGGTAAGTCTGCCAAACCGTTTAACCGCAGATGCGTTCAGCGATTTTGCGAGTTCGCGACTTTCCTCTTCGGACAAGTTGTCCAGGTCGATACCATACTTTGAAAGAACATTTTCCGAAGATTGTGGGGACGGCACATTTTCTGTTTCATCCGTTTCTTCGGCGGTAGTTTCCTCGGCGACTTCCGTAGGCTCCGCAGATTCTTCAGCGGGTTCGTCCATCTCCTCGGTGGTAGCTTCCGGTTCCGTTTCGGTAACTTGCTTGCGTTTCAATAACTGATCCGCAAATTCGGCCATCGAGACATTACCGTCTGCTTTCGTTTCTGTTTCCACGGAATTTTCAGAGGACTCCGAGACAACCTCTTCGGTTAATGTTTCCATAATAATCAAGGCAGTAGCCTAGTGTAGCAAAATGTAGTATATTGTCTTGACAATGGCAATAAAAAACCCCCTGCGCCACCCCTAGCGCAGAGGGTATTATCTCTGTGGAACGAGCTAAAGCTTGTAGAAAATGTCCAATTCCTCGTCTATCGCTTCGAGCTTCCCTGTGATGTAAAAGTGTCTGTTTGTGTCTCCAATGCTCTCAGGAGCCTGCAACGCCCGGATAGTTTCTTCACGCATACTTTCACGCATTTCAATATATCGCTTGAAGTGGGGGTCGTTTTTGAGAGCGGACAGCGCTCTAATTGCATCTTCATGATTAATTTCGTGATTCGTTTTGCTCATTTAAAATTGTCGTAAATAATATTTAGGATCGCAAACATGGTGTCCAGGATCACATCTCGTTCGATGAAGAACATCGCGAGCAGTACAATCCAATAGATCTCCTTCTGCAAATGAGACATCTTCTCATGCTCTTCTTCTCACGGGTTTTACGCGCCTGCCCATTCCTACTTTTCGCTTTTCCGCTTTCTTGCGGGCAAGCTGACTCTTGGACATTTCGCTTTTTGTTTTTGGGGTTTTCTTAGAAACTCTTTTGGTGGGTCGGCAATATTCGTTCTTACCGCCCTGTCCGCATGGTTTACCTGTGCGGGTATCTTTCCATTTTTCGTCCTTCCATCTTTTGAGGGATGCACCTTTGGCGGACTTCTTTACCTGACCTTTAGCCTTACGGCACTTGGCGATTTGTTGGGACGCACGGGCAGACGGGAATACTTTTACCCGTGCCTTTACTTTCTTATAACATGCGTCCTTTGGCATACTACCATTTCTTACAAGACCAATATCCGGCGCTTAATTTAGACTTCTTTTCATCGCACTTATGTCTTGCTCGGAAGGATTTACGCCGTGTGGGTTCGGATTTTCGTATTCGCATATTAGGATCTCCGAATCTAACAAGGCGTACCTTGTCACCTTCCTTGGCAAGTACGGCAAACTTTTTAGACTTTCCAGGAGTTCGCTTAGGTTTGTTATATCCTGAAAATCGCTCATTGCGATAAGTGATACTCACTTCTTCTTGCGCTTGACCATCTTCTTCCCGGTCTTCTTCGCATAAGCCTTAGCCGCCGCTTTACCCTTTGTGCCGTAACCGAATTTTTTCTTACCTACCATTGGCATAATATATGTCCCTTTCTATGCCGCTTCTGACTGAGCGGTTTGTCCGAATTGCGTGGGAGCCGCACCGAGTCTGCCAATTTGAGCGTTAGCTTTTTGCTGAATCTGCATCTGACGCTGTTGCATATAATTCTGAATACGCTCCTGCAAGGCCGGATCTTGTTGTGCCTTCTGTTGAATATCAGGCTGTGATAACCATTGTTGAAATACTTGCATCTTCATCTCATGTGCATCCTGCGGACGAACATTGGGCGGTACTCCTGCCACTAACTCTGCAATTGTCTGCCTCTCCTCATCCACCGCTTTCTGCGATGCTGTCTCCTTGGGGATCATGATCTTCTCAGACGCACCAGGCATGATCTGCCCAACTGCGATCTGAAGCATCTTCTCGGTATCAAGAGTGCCTGATCTATC